AGTTGTCTGTTGATAGCATCAGTTTGTGACTGGGTAAACTCATCTACGTGTTGTTTGTAACCATCGTTACTTTCAATAGTATTAGCAGCTAAAGCTACATCACCACGTATAACTAAATTACCTAGACTACCAGCAGCTTGGTTTTGGAAACCAGCGCTCATTTCCGGAACATCTTCAGGTTTGACAAAGTCCCAACCTTCATACTGTTTCGTTTGAACATTTTGATCATCATATTGTCCCTTCAGAGAAACACGTATCCATCTAAGAACAAGTCCTTTTTCACGGAAACGGTTTTCAACCTCTTCAGGTATCTTTAACCAATTCTGTCTTTGATATACACCTCTTTGTTTACGAGCTGTAGTTTGTGTCGAACGAGACACTTTTACGTCATTTGTTTTTGTTGTAGTCATATCAATTATTACCTTTCATATCCACGTTATACATTTACAGTAGTGTAGTCATCACCGGCCTTCTCGACCTTGGCTTTTTCTCTAGCATACACATCAAGCGGTACTCCCATCTTTTTAGCAAGACGGACATCTTCTTGAGATAGTCTTATCTTACCTTTTGATGAGGCCGAAGTACGTGACTTTCCAGCCACCACTTGAGCAGGTTTATTTGTTGGTTCTTCCTGCTGACCAAACTTATGAGGCATTTCTTTTTTTAGCCTTTTACTTATCTCAGTATAAAACTCTTCAGTCTCTGGATCAAAGCCCTCTTGTAATAAATCTTCGTTTATAATATGTGCGGCTTGTGTAGTAATTCTATCTTTATTATACCACTCACTGTTATCTGATATCCATTCTCTAGCAAGTTTATGTAACTTAGGTTGTTTAGGTTGAGTCTGCACTTCTTGTTTAACATTTTTATCTTCACCATTTTTTTGTTGAGGTTCAGTTTTTTTAGCTTGATCCTCTATATAAAATCTTTTGGCATCAACCATTCTAAGTTCTGTAGTTGCATCAGCAATTGCTTTCTGTGCTTCTAACAGTTTGTCTTTATCGCCAGAGTCATAGGCATTCTTGTATCCTTCTTCTGCAAGTGCAAGTTTTTCTTTAAGTTGATTTTCATAACTAACCAAACTAGCTTTCTCTGTTTCTTGTACTTTTTGTGTGGAGTTTCGAAGTTGAGCCTGAAGATCCGCAATCTGCTGTTGTTGCGCTTCAAGTTGTTCTTCTCTTTCTTTACGTTGTTTAATTAGTTGTCTTATTCTTTTTTCAGCACCAGCAGTATTAATACCCTCAAGTTCTTGAAGTTTAGAATCCACCGACTCTTCAGTCTCTTCTTTCTTAGTTTCAACTTTAGGTTGTTCTTTAGATTCTTCCGTAGCCTCTTCGACTTCGTATTCTTTTTCTGGTTCTTCTTGTTGGGGTTTTGAGATGTCTATCTCTTGATAGCCGTCGTCTTGTGTTTTTGTGTTTTCTTCGTTCATGTTTTCTCCGCAGTTACGAGTTACGATTACGTCAATAAATTAATTATATAGTATTAGGTCTTTACATCCAAATAGTTTGGATCAAGATCGGATGGATCTGGAACAACCATAAGGATTTGGTCATCAAACAATAGTAACATCCTAATACCTTTATAAAAAAACTTATCGCCTTGATATTTACCATAAACAACATAGTCACCAGGTTTACACCATGCCCTTCCTTTAAATTTAGTTTCATCAGCATAAGCTAACTCACCAACTTTTAATACACGACCAAGAGTTGTTAAATATTTAGCATCGTCTTTAAATTTATCTGGAAGTAAAATACCTCCCTTTGTTTTTTCTCTTATAGCTACGGGTCTAATTAATATATGATAACCCGGTATGTTTGGTAATACTTTAGGATCAGCTGACTCTTTGTCTGTAATCCAATCGTCATTACCAGCTGCAGTTGTTGCTACTCCGGCTGCTTTCATTTTTCGTTCTCTCTTTCATTATATAAGTTTTTTTCTGCTAATTTAATCTCTTCAAGAGCTATCGTCAAGCCCTCTATTATTCCTACTTGATATTTATAATCAGCATAGTTTTCAGATGATCCAGTTGATATTGTTTCAGCTAGATTGTTTTTTGTCGTCGTAAGTTTTTCTGTAAGGTAATTAGCTACGGCATCCATACTTCATGTCTTTCAAATAATTCTTTTTCTGATTCATACATAGCATCAAGATACTCTTGTTTTATCATAGCCTCTTGAACAGTGATAGGACCAGCTGCATCACGGCCTCCAACAATTAGTTTACCATGCATATAGATTGATGGTTCATCAAACTTTTCACCAAGAGCATCCATTATAATTATAAGATCTTTACATAAAGTTTCCATGTAACCAAACTTAATCTGAGGATAATGATTAATTGTATAATGATCATAATAATCTTTAACAACATTTCTATTCCCGACTATTTTAGTCAGGAATGTTTCATAGTCTTCAGCTTTACATTGTCTTTCAAGTCTAATATCCTCTTGCCAGTTCCATTTATTACCATACTTATTTGCTTTTTTTCTAGCTCTATGATGAAACAAACTATGAACAAATGTCATAGGATGTCTTAAAAAAGCAAAAGTTTGTTTATGTGTAGGTGGTGTATTGTGAGAATTATATATCTCGTCACCAACAGCTTTAGCTCCTTCAACATAATTAAACAACATTTGTTTTACCCATCGTCCCCCAGTTTTAGGGACGTGTATAAACATACTATTTTTAAGTTCGACGGCCATGTAAAAACAGAAAATCTCCATCAGTTATTTCTGGCATTGTTAGTGCCACTTTCACACCATGCTCAATGTCATTTATTGGTTTTAACCCTTGACCTCTGTGATTATAAAGACAAGAGTATCCTCTATCAAAACAAAATTTAAAGGTTGTATCTACAGGATATTTGTTAAATTTATCGTATATCTCAATCATTAAATGTGGTTTGTGTTTATCAATAATATTTTGTGCTCCATTTAACACATCTAGCTCTGTGCCTTCGGTATCTATTTTTATAAAACAAATATCATTAGCTGATCTATGTTGGTCATCTAATGTTACGACTTCTACATCAATAGGTATGCCATCAACTAAATTTTGAAAAGATGAATTTGATAATCGTTTATCATCAACATAAAACCTTTGTTTACCGGCTTGGTCACTAACAGCAAAATTATAAGGTGAGAAATTAGGATAATCATCTTTAACTTTACATAATTGTTCATACACTTCAGGTACAGCTTCATAACCATAAACATGATTTGCATGTTTAGCAAACCATCGTGAATATTGTCCGACACCTGCGCCAATGTCTAATACAGTAGCTTCAGGATTAATGTACGGTTTTGTTTTTCCCACTAAAAATTCTTTAACGTGAAGATCATAATAGTAAGGATTGAATACTCGTCGTTGTAATACTTCTTGTGATAGTTGTGAATTATTTGTCATTTGGTTTCATAATTACTTGTAGTGCAATACGTTCTCCAGTCTGCACGTGTGTTCCTCTATGCCAACCAAAGTTCGGTTCAAACAATATAAAATTACTTTCATCAGATGTAAAGTGTTTTAAATTTTTGTGTAAAAACTCTGACAGTTTTGTGTTGTTTTTAAATTGTCTAGAAAAGTATGAATTTTTTCTAGCCCACAATGGAAGACCTGCATTTATTTTTCTTTGTTCTGGTGTTGAAAGTGTATTGACTAACTGATTGCTTTTACAAAATAACATTTCAACATCATCAAACTTCCATCGATGACTTTGAGGAATATAAGCAAACGGACCATTACCTCGTTGAACAGTATTAAGATATATGATTGTCTTAACATAACTATACTTTGGATCTATGTGTAACGTATATAAATCATTTTTGGGTTTGTGCTTTTGATCAGTTTGAAAGTATTCGTTAAATGTATCGTCTTTATCACTAACATGTAAATTAATATTTGTGATGGAGTACGGTTTAGGTAATAACTTTAATTTATTATAGATATCGTTAAGAATATCGAAAGCTTTGTGACTTAATGGGATGGTTAACATTCTGTCCTGCATTCGTGAATTTCTTATAGGTTCTAATGATTTTAACTCTATGATGTCTTTTTCTAAACAATCTAGTAACGAATCAGTATCTATAATTGTATCGTAATAACCTAGTTCTTTAAATTTTTCTGGACCATTATAAGTTATATCTTTAGTTTGTAATAGTAATCCAAAACCACCCAAGGCAGATTTAAGTTGATTTTGTATGGTTACTGTTGGTTTAACTTGACTATAAATATCATTGATACCTAAAGAAAAAGAATTAATATCTAAATTTTTTATGGCTCTTGATAACAAATCATAGGTTACTGGTAGATCATTTTTACTTGGCTCGTAACCCTCGTCATCGAAACAAACGGCAGGATCAGGAAGTTCCACACCGTGGTTTGCTATGTAATTCATTAGGTAGTAGTTGTCTCTTCAGCTTTGATCGCCGCTATTTCTTTTTCCGAAGCTTTGTTACGGCGACCAAGTTTAACGTTACCAGACTTTCTTTCAAACTCTTTTGCTGCTGTATCAAAATCATTTTCAACTAGAGCTTTTACAAACTTAGGAAACTTTGTAATTGATCCAACATTGTAGGTATAGTCAGCAAGTAAATTTAATTTTCTGTCTGATAATTGATTTGGATCATACCCCATTGTTTGTAAATCTCTGTCCGTTCTTTTTAAAGCTTGACTAAAACTTAAACCAAACAATTGTTTTTGTTGATCTGTGGTCAAAGCAATATCTGCATTATCTTTAACAAATTTAGTTGCTTCTTTTCCGCTTAGCCCGGCGGCACCAGCTAGACGACTGGCAATGTTTTCATCAACACCAACACTTGTCAACTCACTAATAATTTGATCAGGACTTTTTTCTTTCATATCGTAACCAGCACCTACGGTCACTCCACTTGTTTTTGTTGGGTGATGTAGTTTTTCACTGTTTGGCCCTACCTCTTGTTCAAAGGTAAACTTACCTTGGTCACTTATTAATCGTTCCATAAATTCTCTCTCCTTTTTACTTTGTTCAAAACCTTTATTAAGATTCTGTTGAATATCTACTAGTTTAAGTGTTTCCTCACTTGGAGGTGTGATAACCTCATCCGTAGCTGGAGGGGTCGGTGTAATTGTTTTAATTATATCCTGAGTGTCAGCACCTACTCCAGCAATGTCGGTCGTTGGCTGAGTCATCGGTTTCTGTACAGCTAAGTTTGCTGCCTGTTTAAACTCTTCAGCAGCAGCTACATTTGGTGTAAAGAAGTTAGTTGGTGGTGGTTGTTGTACTGTCCCACCTTGTTGAAACTTTTGTTTATCAACTAATTTTAACAGATCCATAACCACCTTTGCTGTAAGACTATCGTTCTTTTCTTTTTTACCTTCTTCTATTTTAGCAGCCTCAACCATGGCATCTATATCAATCTGCTTTTCTTTCAAGGCTAATTCTTTTTCTTCCATCATTTTTTTATTTTCTACAGATTGTTTTTGTATGTTTAGGTTTTGCTGTTCTATGCTATCCAGTCCGCCTTGCGCTGCTAATTGATTTGCTGTCAGAATCTGTTTGGCACTTTCAGCCATGATCATAGTTAGACTAGCACCCTCATCAACTTGACCCTCCTGCGCTTTCATTAGTCCGCCCATCTGTTCTTGGAATCGTAGAACCATATGTTCTCTGACGTTAGCCATTAATATAGGTTCAACCATTTTCATAATCGGGTTAGCTCCATTAAGCGGGTCCTGTAAATATGCAGTCTTCACGGCGATGTGTGCATCGTGATCTTGTCCGGGAAAAGCTTTAATCGGCTGTCCACGTGTAGCTGACATAATATCGGCAAGCGGATCCTGTTGTATAGCTTGTTTAGGCATATTGATAAATCGATCTGGATTATCAACATTAGCTGCAGCTAGTACCGCTTTGTTTATCTCTGGCATGTTAAAAGTTCCTGGTGGTGACTGCGAAGCCAACTGTAACATCAGCTGAGCCTGGGCGAGTCTGTGTGAGTTTGATGGAATATTAGGATCACTAACCGGAACCACATCAACACGTCCATCAAAGTCTTGCTTGAATATCTCGGCAGACTGTCCTATAATGTCATAAGGATAAGCTGTTGGTAAAAACTCGTGGTTTATTCTAGCTAATATTTTAAACTCGTCTTTTTGAGACTTGTGGAGTCGTTTGTGAATTGCTGAAAAAAACTTACCCGATGCTTCTAATAATGCTAATGTCGTGCCAACCGGACCGTAGTTCGATGCATCGGATACTACTTGATCAGTCGTGTCTGCGAATTTCTGGCCAGCAGTCGCTACAAAGCCTAACATCTGATAAAGGGTCTGAGACGGTTCTTTATAGGGTAGAGGAACTATGGACTTGCCCAAGTCAAGACCAGTCGATTCAACGTCTCGAAACTCCCCCGGCATTATCGGAGAGTTATCGCCTACAACTCTGACACCTCTAGCTTTAAATCCACCTGGTAAATTAGAAAACTGACCAGCATCAATCAATGCTCTCATAGCTGCTGTTGCTGACATTGTTAGATTACCAAGGAAATGTATTAAACCTAAACCATAAAAACCAAAACCCGGTACAAACTTGTAGCTAACAAAATGTTCTCTCTTTACAAAACGTGGATCTCCATCATTCCAGTTACGACGAATACTTAAAACTTTTTTAGAACTTTTGTCGACAGTAACAATATATGGATAGGCCACACCTGTCGGACTATTAAAAGGTTCAGGTAAATCTAAATACAGATGTTGTTCAAGGAGTTGATAGCTTGGATCATATGGGTTTTCATCATATGCCGATAGTCCCATAATCTGTTCTGCTTTAGATGTAATATTACCTCTCTCAGTTTGTTCTGGATCACCAAGATCTATTTCACTATACATACCGGCATCCATATCTTTTCGTAAATCATTTTCACTACGATAAATGACGTGAGTGTATCTATCAGCACGACGAAGATCGGATACTAAGTTTGATACGTGAAACTGGTCAATAGGAATAAACTCTGATATCGGTCTGCCTAATGTTTCATCATAATAAACCTTTTTAATAGCTGTACCGATTAACGGTAAATGAAATAACATTTTCTCAAACTCATCAAAATACTCTGGCATTTCTTCAGTGAGTTGATAGTTCATAAAATCTTTTACACGTTGTGCTTGTTTTTCTTTCTCTGGATTTTGTGCACCAACGATTTGAGTTTTTACTGGACCTTTACTTGGAAATAATTCTTGTGATGCTTTTGATTGAAACTTAACAGCATTCTCAATAATCAATGGATGAGTTGCCGTACATGCACCGTCAAACGGTTCTGTTGTTTCTTCTAATTTAAGTCCGAGTAAATCAAATCCACGTTCAAAGGTTTGTTCCCACTCTTCTCTTGATTCTTTGTCTGATTGATAGTTATCTAAAACTGTATTAGATATTTCCTCAAGCTGATCCTCTTCCATAAGATCAGCAAGATTCATATAAAAATCTTCGCTGATAGAAGCCAGCACTTTACCACTGTCTTCATTCAAAGCCATTTCAACCTCACCCGTTACTGGGTCTACGTTAACGGCTAAATCTTCTTCTTGTTCTTCGTTTATATTTACATCAATACCTAAAGCATCAGACTGTGTGTTTAACTTGTCTTTAGCTATATCAATTGGTGCGCTTATGTCATTGGGATTCTTTTCTATTGCCATAATTAATTAGATACCTTCCAGTAGGTTGCCTTATTTTTTTTATAAGTATTGTCATTATCACTATAATACGGATCATGGGGATGTTGCAAGTGCCAAGAATCTTTCATATAGTGTATAGCCATTACCATCGCATCCACTTGGTCATCGTGTGCCGCATTCGGAAAACTGACAGCTTCATCAAATAATGTCTGTGCCCACAGTTTATTTGGCAACCATACTCGACCCGATTCTACCAAAGGTGAGGCAGCATAGGCTCTCGCTACTTTATCACGATCAGGAGTATATTCAAGTATTGGTAGTCCTGCTCGTCGTAAATCTTGTATCAACGATTGCCCACTGGCTTTCTTCTCTATTATTATAATATCTGGATCGTGTTCATCAAATGCATCTTGTGCATTACTTCTTAACTCAGGATATTCGAAACGACCTCGAACATTACCGAGTAAAATTAAATTACCTATGTCCCGTTCAACTCCCTCACTATCTGTCTCTGTCGTAACAAATATTCCCCACGTTTGAATTACACTATAATCTGCCGTTGTTCGTGTTGAGAATGCAGTATCCATAGTTTGTATTATAAAATCACAATGTGGTGGTTCTTCTTCATCCCATATTCTAAACCACGACTTTTTAAGAATACCACCCTCATCAGGAACTGGATTCTGCATATACAATGATTCCCAGTATCGTGAACCGTTGTGTCTACGAATCTCTGCTTCATCATTCTCTAATACTTCTTTTGGTTTCCATTCTGGAAAATATGATTCACCAACCGGTAAGTTAAGAATTTTACTGCTACTATCATCAACCCATGCCGGTATTCGTATAACTTCCCAGTTCATAGCTTTATCTGTACCATCACCCTGACTTGATAATAACCAACCACAGATATCATCCTCATGATAACGGGTGTTAATAATTACAATTGATCCATTTGGCATAAGTCTGGTTCTTAAACCAGCCGGATACCATTCTTTAATGTAGCGACGACCGGCTTCACTAAATGCATCTTCCTCTGACATCACATCATCAAGTAAAGCTACGTGTGCACCACGACCAGCTATCTGTGTTCGCACACCTGCGGCTACATATACACCGTTTTTGTTTGTCTGCCATTTACCCGCAGCCCTAACATCGGATCTTAACTTGACCCCTTCAAATATTGACTGATAGTCTTGATCATTCACTACATCTCTTACACTTCTACCAAAGTCAGAAGCTAATTGATCACTGTGTGATACCGATAGTATCTCGTGATTAGGGTGTCGACCTAGATACCATGCAGGAAATAGTTTAGAACATATTAATGATTTAGAACTACGGGGTGGTAAGAACACCATCAACCTTTTAATAGAACCTTCTTCAACTTGTTGTAGTTTTTTACTGATAACATCTATGTGTTTGCCCATTTTAAAGTCAGCAACAAGTTTTGGGGCAAAGGCCTCTATGAATCCAGAGAAATTATCACGAACATTTTGGAATGCGAGATGACGAAGCTTAGCAATATCTTCGTCGCTTATAGATTCGTTACTTTGTAGGTTCATCGTTTGACGATACGACTTTGAGACCTGCAATTTTTACTAGTCTTTCCACGTCTTTCTTCTTATCACCACTCTCAAAGCCAGTTGTTTTTACAGTCTGCTCTACTTTATCTACAAACATGCCTAAATGTTTGGCAATATGTTCCATTGACTTGTTAGCATTTGTAAAATCACTGTCTTGCATGGCCTCTTTGTAAACTTTAGCTAGATTTTCTAGAACTTTTTCTTTTGTCCATGTAACTTTAGTTATGGCTTCGTCCTGATACTCTTTGATTCTCTCCATAACCTTTTCATTTTTCATAATTATTCTAGCTTTAGCCCTAGTTCGGGCATCTGTCTTGTCTGGTTGATAGCCTGCGGCTGTGTATGCCTTAACTTCGTCCCCATGACCCGCAAATTCCATGCAAAATTTCTCCTGCATGGCTGTTAGTCCACGAAATGTAGGAACTTTTATGTTATTGTTCTCTGGTTTTTCTAACATTTTATTTTCATACTCCTTCGGGTTGATTTTTTGTAGTCTTCTTAGTCTTCTGCGCTCTAGTTCAGCTTTTATTTCTTTTAATTCTTCGCCTCCTCCATATATTCTCGCCTCTCTTTTAACTTTATACAAGTTTATCAGCTCTTCTTCTTTCATTTTACCGTAGAGAATGTGTACTTTTTTCTTTGTCATAGTCTTAAAAGCTTTGAAGGGAGGACAATAACCCACAACTATCTCTCCCTTCTCTTCAAATACCAGGATTCCAAAGCTGTAGGAGACAAGTGAAGCTTAAAACTTAGTTAAATTAGGACATAACCAAGTGGATTCGACTGGTAGAAATAATATAAACGACTAATTGACAATATGCAAGTGATTGTTTATGATCTACTTTATGCGACCTGAAGAGTTTTTGTATCAACCCATGGTTCTTTTAGACAATCGGATGATGGAATATCAGTTCTGTATGCAAAACATTCAAAATCCTAAAGGACATTACATGGAGTTCGGTGTGTTTGAAGGTAAATCTATAAATTATCTAGCCAGTTTAAATAAGAAAATAACATTTCATGGTTTTGATAGCTTTGAAGGACTACCCGAACAATGGTTTATGGGTCACAAAGTTATTGAGAAAGGACACTTTGCGGTAAGTAAATTACCAAAAGTTGTACCCAACGTTGTCTTACACGAAGGATGGTTTGAAGATACGATACCAACTTGGAAAAAAGACCACAAAAAGCATATATCATTTATCAATATCGATTGCGATTTATATAAATCTACCCAAACAATTTTTAAATTACTTGACGATCAGATTGTTAGCGGAACATTATTACGATTTGACGATCTCCTCCCTTCCCACATCTCCCCTTACCCTAAATGGGAAGAGGGAGAGTGGAAAGCTTTGAGTGAATGGTGTATGAAATTTAAACGTAAAGTCATACCTATGGCTCGTTCTTGGAAACAAGGATGTATTATGAAAGTTGATTAATGCTTAAATGGAATGGATTTGATAGTGCAGTCATAGGTGTTGGGGAACGAAACAACACCGACTCAATGATTGTGTACGACTATAATAAAATGGTAAACGTGTTAATGACAAGAGATGGCATGACGTATGAAGAAGCTGGAGAGTATATTGATTTTAATATTGTAGGTTCCTGGATTGGAGATACAACACCAATAATAGTAAACAAGAAAAGTATGAAACAAATAGAAGAGGAGTGTTAAATGGTAGAACGTATTATGGATCCAAACAATATTAGAGCTGATCATTTAGAACGATATAACTTTGCTGTTAAGACATTAAAAGAACATAAACCAGAAACTATTCTGGATGTGGGTTGTGGTATTGGGTATGGTTCTGTGATTATGCATAATCTATTGTGTTCTACAATTGACTGTATTGATAAATCAACGGAAGCGCACGAGGTATTTGAAGAATCATTTAGCCGTGATGTTGGTAAAGTTAATTACATTGTCACCGACATTACCAAGCTAGAACCACGGACGTTAAGACCCGCCTATGATGCTGTCGTATCGTTTGAGTTTATAGAGCATATACCACCAGAACTAGCACAAGATGTATTCGACTTAGCTGCGGAGAAGTCAGATATATTCATCGCATCATCGCCGAATGAATGTGTACGACCCCACCAACTACCGCCAATCAATGAGTTTCATTACAAGCATTACCTCCCTGTCGAGTTCGAGGCTATGGGTAAACAAGCTGGATTCACAAATGTAGATTTCTTTTGCCAGACTAGTGGTAAACACTACACGGTTAGACCCGGCCTAGAGCATGGGAAGTTTATGATCGGAGTTTTTACAAAGTAGTATGGGTACCCTAGATTTTAAACAAAGGGGCCATATTTGAAAATCTGCTCATTTTGTCTATGGTAGATATAATATATATATATAACACACACGGCACTTTTTTCCTGGCCCTCTCCTAGATAGAACCCCCCCCTCTTAAACTAAAGAGAGCCGCAGGCTCACCAATATATAAATAGAGACCTACGAGCGGAGCGACGTTAGGTCTCTAAAATTTTAGGGCAAAAAAAAACCCCGCAAACTCGTTAGAGTCTACGGGGTCTGTCAAGTTATTTTTGGTTAAGCTTAAGTTTAGGATCGTCCCAAAACTCAGTTTGTTTCCAAAGTAATTGTTGTTGCTGGTAGATCAGATCCTTAAGCTTAGGATCAATCATGTCTTTTAAACTAGCCATTAGATACCATCCTTTCCTGAAGAGCTACCAACAATTGATTTAATTGTTGATCGTCCAAATCTTTAAGGTCAAGGCCTTGGGAAGATTTCTTTTTAGTAGTCTTCTTAGGCTTATCCGCAACGGCAAATTCTCTTTCAAGATCCTTGGCGGTAACCTTAGCCTGTAATGCATCTGAAAGCTTAATTGTTTTCTCGATCCAAGGACAAGTTACCAGGTGGCCAATTTTATTCCAAAGCTTACCAACTGAAGCAATGCCGAACCTTTTTTGAGTATCACTCAAAAGGTTATAAGTAACATTGGAAATAACAGTTTTTCCTTTTTTATCCTCAAACTTGTTGAAGTAAACAGTAAAAACTGATTTAGGGCAAGGCGGGTTAAAATCCTCGTCCTTATTTGGGTTAAACTTACAAACCAATATTTGGCCTTTAAGCTTACCAGTATTGTCTTTTATTTCAGTAATTAAATCCATAACAGTATTTCCTTTCAATATTATGGGTTATGAAATGGAAACCATTTCTATTATATATTGTACCAAAAATGATTGAATAGTCAATCCTCTGAAACCCGCAGCCACAGGGGCTTTCAGCCGATCGGGGGAGATCCTACAAGTAGCTAGTTAAAAACTAAGTCAAGACCTAAAGTTTAAGCTTAAGTTTATGTATAGTATCATACGCAGAAGAGTCGCTTCAGCTAAGCCTTAACTTAGTTAGAATTATTCTAAGTTACACTTACCTTACCCTAAGTAAAACTTAACTTAACTTAAGCTTAAGACTAACATTATTCTTAAATTTATTAATAAACTCAATACTTTAGGGAGCTTCCTTAAGTTAGCAATTTTTTGTTTTGTGATTTTCGAAAAGTGTGTCATTATAAAAATAGGAGAGAGTGAAAAATTTTTACAAGCACTTTCTCTTATATATCAATAGTTTACATTAACACTTAGGGAAAGGAGATAACATGGAACTATTAAATGATAACTTTAATCTGTACTACACAGACTGTGATGATGATGAGTCTTACACTAAAAAATATATGCAACTGGATATGTTTAAGAACTATACAATGGCAGTTGTATTACCTAGAGATGAAGACGATGAGTATTGGTTTTCTGATCTCTGTGGCGAAGTCTTTATAGGTACTGATCGTTGGAGAGTAGAAGATAGATTTACATACTCTTTACAATCTCACCCAACCAATGTCGGTAGGTTTCTACTTATAGAACAACCTTTACATAAACTATATAACAAGGAGATAACTAATGCTTAAATTATATCAATACTTAGATAAAGAACATCTAGATGATAATCATGAACTATCTGATGAAGAGTGGGATGATTTTGTAATAAAGAATCAAGATTATTTTGCCGACAGATGTTCTCAAATAGCTAGAGATTTATTTATAGATCACATGCAAAAACTTTAACAAGGAGCGATGATGACAAAAAAATATCATATTCTATTAACGATTATCAACTTGTTATGTTGGTATGTAGTTATAACTAACCCATTGAATGTTTCAAATGGACAGTTTGTGGCTTGTTTAATTCTATCATTTTTACTAACTGTGGTTTATGTAGCTCAAGTATTTGTTTACATTCTGTGTATTAAAACAAAAGATTAAGGAGACAATGACGATGTTAAATTTCACATACAAAAAACCTAGAGAGTTAATCTCTAAAGGTAATCCTAAACTTCTCAAAGGTTTAAAGAGAGGTTGGTTAGATGAGGGATGGTGTGGTGCACAATCTGATGTTAGTGTTCGCTATGGTGGTATTGAGATGTGTGCTAATAAATCACCTAGATGTAATGCCCTCTGTATATTCAAACAAGGTAGAGGACGATTCTCTAATGTTGCGATATCTAGAATTAGAAAATCAGTATACTTTGCCCAAGAAAAAGTTGAGTTTATGGAGAGGTTATCTGTTGAGATATCAACAAGGAAAGCATATGCAAAAAGAAAAGGTTTGTTCTATGCTTTTAGGCCTAATGTCTATACCGATAGAGAGGAGTTCTGGAGATCAGGTCTAATGGATGAACACCCAGATGTTCAGTTTCACGACTACACCAAAAACCCTTTGAGAATGTTAAAGTATTTACAAGGTAAGCTACCTAAGAACTACCACTTAACATTCTCTAGGAGTGAGGACAACGAGCCTGAATGCTTAGACATTCTATCGAAAGGAGGTAATGTAGCCGTTGTGTTTAATCCTTATATCCCAAAATGGTATGAGGGTTATCCAGTAATTACTGGAGACGAGACAGATTTACGACACCTAGACCCAAAAGGTAATCCAAAAGACGGAGGTTATGTCATAGGGTTGATAGCTAAAGGTGATGCTAAATCTGATACTAAAAACTTTGTAATTCAGCTTAACAACTAAAGGAGACAAACTAATGAGAGTTAAGGTTCATTACAATTTACATAAGAAATGTTTATCTGTCATATCTCTTGAGAAAGAGAGATATGGGAGAGTCATTGATCATGTAGAAAGCATTTCTTTAAAAGATGCTAAATTTAAAGTGTCTGCTAAAGGGAGGCAACGAGTATTGAGAGAACAACAAAAGAATGTTCATGCTCATGTCGTTGGCTTTTGGGTATCTGTATGGATACCTAGAGGAACTGTTTGGAGAGCTACTTATAACCCATACAAGTATAATAGCTTTGTAAACACAATAACATTTAACCCAGTGCATGAAGCAAAGCAAGTGCATATAAACAAAAGGAGCATATTTTATGTTAGATAAAACAAATAACCCACACTACGATTTCCCTATTGAAATGGTAAGACTAAATGCTATAGGTCAGACTCAAGATAATGGGCTACCATCACTATATCAAGTACCTACAGACATGGCGAGAGCTTTGGTTCGAACTGATACTGGAGATGTACTAGGTATTCATGGCAACAAATATAAGCCTATTACACATAAGCATGTATGTGATACGATCGAACAAGGCATTGAAAGACTTTGTAAAAAGTTTAATACTAATACAGATAATATTGATTACAAGGTTTCTGTATTCGATAATGGTGCAAAGATGAGAGGTTCTTTCTTGTTTAAGAATCAGATCATTGAACCGCAAGTCGATGACATCATAGCCTTTAGAATTAATTTCTTTAATAGCTACGATCAATCTTGGGCATTTCAATCTATAGCTGACGGCTTGAGACTATGGTGCTTGAATGGATGTACTACACCAATGACGGCGACTTCTTCTAGGTTCAAGCATACTTCTAATGTTTCTATAGAGGGAGTTCAACAAAAGATGCTCAACGGCTACGAGTACTTTAAAGATCAAGAGGGTACGTTTAAAATGTATGGTGATAAGAAAGTACAAGATCATGTTGTTGAGTCTTTCTTTAAAACTGTATTGTGTAAGACTTTTACACGATCCAAAACATCAATGCCTTTTAACAATACTCAACTTGAGTTATTACTTGCAGAGTATTATAAGGAGACACCCAAGCTAGGGCATACTAAATGGGCAGTATACAATGCTATGACCTCATGGGCTACTCATGTAGGTAATGGTGATTCTGCTCACAAAACTAACAAACTTAGAGAGGTTGAAGTCTCTAAGGCTTTATCAACTACACAATGGGAGGAGCTATAGTGGAGTTAAAAGACATAGACAAAAAATTGCAAGATATATTAGATAAAATTACTGATCTAAATGTTTCATTACAATGTTTAGAGGATCAAATATCTGATATTGAAACTCAAATCGTATCTGACGTTGATGGTATGATAGACAATGTTCGCAGCGATATTGGAAACGATGTGCAATCCGCAGTTTCTGAGATCAACTCGAACATCGACCAACTGAAAGACTAATTGACTTTCACTAGACTAATTACTATGATAGTTAGTCTAGTGGGGTAGTGTAAATTTCTTGTATTTCCTTTCCTTACACTATCCCACTAGCCTAACTATTAAGTTGGCATAGTTAGGTGATTTAACCCAAGCCAACACAAGGAGACGACTATGACTCAAAAACAAAAAGAAATGTTTAGAGAACAAGAACTTGCCGAGATAGGTAAAGCTATCTCTGAAGGAGGTCATGGAGAATGTTTGCATGAGATAATGCATAATGTTCTTAAGGACAGAACTCTATCTTTAGTGACAGAAGAGGAGGTCGAGGAAATGATCCGGCAAGACCTTGAGGAACAAGCCTTAGATCACGGAGAGTGGGGTACAGAGAATGGAATGGATTAAATTATTTGCCTATTACTGTGCCTTCGCTTGGGGTGTAATGTTATTAACAATGTGTGCAATAAGTTAGGAGGATACTATGCCGATTAGAAAATGGGATAACCTACAAGTTGTAACTCACAACGATATGTATATTATATCTGTGGGTTCTAGTTTCTTGGGTAAACTAACAGAACCATACGAGAACTTACTTCGTATGTTAGGTAGACCAAGAGATGACAATACCAAGTGGGTCAGTTGGAGTTTACAATTCAACTCTGATCCAAAGTCTGTCGTTGTGATCACATCATTAGATAAGAACAAAGGTGATGTATTTGATATGTCCAATTGGGCAGTCAATGGTCACGACAAAACTTACTACGACAAGTTTATTGCTAAGCTTAACCAATTTAAAAAGGAGGCAGTATGAATGGTTGGGTAATCATTGAAGGACGTAAGGAAGATCTATCAGAATGTCTGGACTGTTCTTATGTAGGGACGGACTGGGCAGAGAATGATAAATATATTTTTGACACCGAGACTGGAGAGAACCACGTCTTTTGTCCTCGATGTCATAGTGAAAATTATGTTATGAAAGGAGAATAATATGACTGTTGAAGAACAACTAAACCAAAAACAAGCGGAGATACACTTTCTTCAAATGCGATTAAAGAACAAGGTTGAACTGCTTGATAAGATTAAAGACTTAATAAAACAACACGAGAAGGAAGGAGAGAAAGATGACGAAGTCTACTGGTGTTAAAAATAAAACTAAAAGGTTTAAGAAACCAAGGTATCTGGATAAGAATGATCCACTAAATAAATTTTTAAGGAGGATAACATAATGGATCCAGTATCTTTAATCATTGGACTGACGATGAACTTATACACCTTAAACAATATGGATTTCTTTCATCAACGATCCGCCAACAACAAAACTATGAACTGTCGTTGGGTATATGTTGGTAAGAAAAAACCAGACCCACATAACCCAAGTCTCACATTCTTTGGTGATGTGTATTATAAACAACAATGTGTAGAAAAAGATAAGGAGTAATAACTATGACGACGAATAAAGTAATAGATATACGAACAAAGAAATCCGCTAATCTTATTACCCAAGGTGATGAAGATCAGGCTAACTGGATAGTAAATGAACTTTGTAAGGTAATCAACAAAGCTGAAAAGAAAAAGTTCAATGCCTTAAATATAAGCATTGCTCTAGCTGAAGTGGTTGTTGATTATGTACACGAGGTTGCACCTGATACTTTATCAGCCCAACATTTACTAACAACAGCCATACAAAAAACATTAGGAGATAAGATGGAAAAAAGATTGGAGGATAGAAATGAATGAAAAAGAATTTATTAAATGGTTAGATGAAAATGCACCCGTTGATTACGAAGAGGTACAACACTTTAGTGATGAAGCTGGTGCATCAATATGGATTAGATTTGATTTAGATAAGGAGGATGATGATGACTAAAGACTTATTTGATTCACAAATATGTGTGGAGTGTGGTAAAGCCTGTCACTTTGGAAGCGGCGGCTTCATTAATAGATACCCTCGATATGATGATGATGTCGAGGGTTGGGTTTGTGGTCTCTGCGCAGTAGAAATCGATGCAATGATTGAGGAGATGAGAGATGACTAAACCTAGAATGATAATGAATCCACCTAGAATGGACGACAAAGAGTTGCGGGATCGTACACTCGCTATCATCGATAGCCAATATGGAATATACCTACGAAAACTTCATATAAATAAAAAGGAGACAGACTGATGACTAAAGAACTCTTTGCTTTATACCTGACTTTCTCTACACCAAGTGGTGTGGAGGAGAGGTTTGTTATGGGACGAGAGAACTGTAACAACCTAGAACCGATCGTTGAACAAGAGTTTAAACGATTAAATATTAACCGAGATGAGCTACGACAGTCAGGATATATGTGTATCGGTTGGGATGCTCATCTTATAAGACAAAGGAGACAATAATGTTTCAAGCTTTTATTATTACACTGTGGTTTGAAGTTGATGGTCATCTATTTGAAAAAAAATACAATAAGATATCCCACAACTGTCAACAAACAGTTAACGAACTACGAGATAAGTTTGATGAGCTGCCGATAGATTTAGTAGCAGTTAAATGTGATACATCTAAGACTTATAATGCTAGAAAGGAGTATCTAAATGGCAAAAGGTAATGGTGAAGACATACACGACGACAAGATTCTTACCGATGTAGAGATGGTCTATGCATTGGCTAAGATAAAACACTTCAAAGAGATGGTACAACAACTACCGATTAAGACATTTTCTCAAGAGGATTACTTTGATGTTGTCGATGCAATCTTTGAAGACATATTTAACCCACTAACTGATAAGGAGAAACAATAATGAGCGGTTCAGAACTAAGAGTAAGCGATCTAAAGAAAAGACTTAAACCAATAGTCGATGAGTTATTAGAATGTGTATCGGAACATCGACCGCATATAGAATATTTGATTGACTATGCACTAAAGGAATTACTCTATCCAAAGCAACGAACGGCTAAGGATAGAATAATTAAACCAGCTGAGGTTGAATCCGATGATCGGCCTTGCGATACCGAGCAATCAGATAATCTCATCAAGGTAGACTTCAGTCCAGATAAGTAATGAAAAACTGTAAGCGAATAGGGTGTGGCAATCCGGTCACATCCTTAAAGAACAAGTATTGCTCGATGACTTGTAGTGCCATAGTTAATAACACTAAGTTTCCTAAACGAAAACGAAAAGACTATGGTCACTACCATTGTGCCTACTGTAACAAGAAGCACACCAAAAGAAGTAATACAATGAATAAGTATTGTGATAATGTATGCCAACAAAAACATCGCAGACATATTCGCAATGAAAAGGTAGAACGAGATGAGCATATGGGTAAAGCTATCGGTAAAAAAAGAATGATCATAGCTTATCTTAAAGACACTAACCAATGGTATTGCCGCCAGTGTGGGGTCACTGCAGAAGAGGCACCGATGGAGTTCCATCACATCGATGGGAACTGTCATCACAATCGTCTGTCAAACTCGATGGTGCTATGCCGTAATTGTCACGGGAGAACACAGAACTTCAGGGGGAAAAATAAAGGAAGCGATCACTATATATAGTTATCTTTAGTTATCTTTAGTTATATATAGATATCTTTAGTTATATATAGATATCTTTAGTTATAAGAGATATATATAGTTATACGAGATATCTTTAGAACTAGCATTAGACTAACACTAGACTATTATTAGACTATATATAGTCCCCCTCTGTATATGGGGATAGGCTATCACTGATTTCGAAATCTGGCAACCCCTTGACAAAAATAATTAGAGGATGTATTTATAGGGCAAGACCCGCAAAATTATAAGGAGACGACATGACTGAACAATTTGGAACATATGATAACAGAAAGTTTGTAAGGCACACATCTTGTGACAAGTGTGGGTCATCGGATGCTAATGCTTTATATGCCGACGGCTCTCGCTTCTGTTTCTCGTGCCGAACCTACACTGAACCTCCCAAGGACAAGACCCGACTTGAGGAACTGCTCGGAGATGACACAAAAATTCAAGGCTCGGCGCCACAAATTATGCCACTAGGTATGAGTAAGTCTATACCTGAAAGAAAGATAAGCCAAAAGACTTGTGAGTTTTTTGGTGTGACAACTACTAACGATACTAAACCTAATCTATATAAACATCACTACCCTTATTACGATAGTGAGGGTAACCATATTGCAACCAAGGTCAGAAGAGTCGCTGATAAATCATTTACAGTAGAGGGTAAGACTGGTAAAGCTTTACTGTTTGGACAACACTTATTTAGTTCTGCTAACAATAAGGTTGTAACAATATGTGAGGGAGAGATTGATGCAATGTCTGTCTATGAAATGTTTTCACCTAAAAATTATACAGTCGTTAGTGTTAGGACGGGAGCGGCCGGAGCTGTTACAGATTGTAAGAAACAATATGAATATATTAATAGCTACGAAAAAATATATATTTGTTTTGATAATGACGAGCCTGGTCGTGAGGCAAGCAGAAGAGTCGCTGAACTATTCCCACCAAAGAAAGTATTCATTGTAAATCTTACACTCAAAGATCCTAACGACTATTTAGTTCAGAACAAAAAAGAAGATTTTATTAAACGATATTATTCTGCGCAAGCCTACACACCAGAGGGTATCATACTTGGTGAGAATACTTGGGATCTTATTGCTAATGAAAAGGTAATAGAATCAATACCTTATCCTTGGGATGGTATGAACAGTATGACTTATGGTATGAGACTTGGTGAGTTATGTACCTATACCGCAGGGTCAGGCATAGGTAAGTCTAGTGTAATGAGAGAACTAGCTTACCATATAATAAAGAACAGCAGTCATTCAGTTGGTTGTTTATTCTTAGAAGAATCTATTGAACGAACAACCAAAGGTATTATGTCTGTGCATGCAAACAAACCGTTACACTTACCATTTTGTGAATCAACTATGGAAGAGAAGAGACAAGCTTGGGAGGCTACGTTAGGTACAAACAAAATAAGAATGTGGGATCACTTTGGTTCAACTGATATCGATAACATCATAGCCAAGGTACAATATCTGGCTAGTGGATTAGATTGTAAGTTTATTATACTTGATCACTTGACTATGATTGTATCGGCCATGACCGGAGATAATGAGAGAAGAGCAATAGATAGTATAATGACAAGGCTCAGAACTCTAGTTCAAGAACAAAACATACATCTGATGCTGGTATCTCACCTAAGTCGAAAAGCCAGTTCAGATAGTGGACACGAAGAAGGTGCGATAGTTAGTCTATCACAACTCAGAGGTTCACACGGTATTGCGCAGCTCTCTGACTTTTGTTTCTCGTTAGAGAGAAATGGACAAGCAGAAGATATGCAGAAGAGAAACCAAACTACAATTCGTATACTGAAGAATAGATTTAGCGGAGAGACTGGACCGTGTTGTTGGTTACAGTGGAGTAAAGACACTGGTCGTCTTACAGAAATATCTAACCCAAAGGCAAAAGACAGTGACGATTTTAAAGAGGTGAATGATGGATTCAAAGTTTGATACAGTAGTTTTAGACATAGAGACAGATAGTCTTGATGCCACCAAGATACATTGCATATGTGTCCAAGACTATACTACCGGAGAGCAACGGGACTTTATACAAGAGCAAGGATGTGAAGAGTTTAAACAATTTCATAATCTTGATCGTAAATATATTATGCACAACGGTGTTAGTTTCGATGGCCCGGTATTAGAAAAACTATTAAAGATTACAATACCTTTAGAAAATATTATTGATACACTTCTTATATCACAGATGATTAATGCACACACAGATGGTGGACACAGTTTAAAATCTTGGGGCAAGAAACTAACACGGAGTGGTAAGCTAGAGTTTAAAGACTTTGATGAATACTCAGAGGAGATGTTGAGATATTGTCAGCAAGATGTGCACGTCACTCGTAAATTAATGCAACACCTAGCACCAAAGATATCTAGGTTTAGTAAAGAGAGTGTACGTATGGAACATAGGATCAGAAGAATTATAGATCAACAAGAGAGCAATGGATTTTATTTGGATGTAAACAAGGCACACGATTTGATGGAAGAATTAAAAACAAAAGCAGAAGATCTTAAGAAAGACTTACAAACTATTTTTCCAACAATATACACAGCACGGTTTCATAAGACTACGGGTAAACCATTAAAGGATCACGTTGATGAGTTCAATCCTAGCTCTCGTAAACAAATAGCTGAACGGTTACAAAAGAAATATAATTGGGTGCCAACAAAGACGACACCTACCGGGCTACCAGTAATTGATGAGCAAGTTCTGAAAGAGTTAGAGTACCCCGAAGCTAGAATGATTGCCGAATACTTACTATACGAGAAACGTGTATCACAGATACAATCATGGTTGAAGAGTGTCAAAGACGACAGTCGAGTACATGGAAGAGTTATTACTCTTGGCTGTGTTACATCTCGTATGAGTCATTATGGTCCGAACATGGCACAAGTTCCAGCAAGTTATTCTCCGTATGGTAAAGAGTGTCGATCATTGTGGACTGTAGAAAACCCAGACAAATATTGTTTGGTCGGATCTGATGCTAGTGGTCTAGAGTTACGATGCTTTGCACACTATCTACAGAACTCAAAGTTTACTGAGCAAGTTGTTGACGGAGACATACACACCTACAACCAAAAGATCGTAGGACTAAAGGACAGGCCAACGGCAAAGACTTGGGTGTATGCTTTTATTTATGGAGCAGGAGATGCCAAGCTTGGTCATATCGTTGGCGGTAATTCAGAAGCCGGACTTGCTAGTCGTAAACGATTTATAAATAAAGTCAAAGGTATGAAAACACTAACAAACAATCTAATTAATTTATTACAACAACGAAAGCGCAAGTATGGAGAGTACCAATTGGTTGCACTTGATAAAAGAATTCTACTTGCTCGATCGATTCACTCCAGTTTGAATACACTTATTCAGGGAGCGGGTGCAATTATATGTAAGCAATGGCTACTTAATATAATTGACGAGGTCGACAAGCAGAACGTGGATGCCAAGCCAGTGGCTAACGTTCACGATGAGGTACAGTTTGAAGTCCGTAAGGAACAAGCTGTAGATTTTGGTAACATAACAAAGGAGGCAATGAAACGTGTAGAAAAACAATTTGATTTACGATGTCCACTAGACAGTGAGTATTCAATCGGCACGACTTGGAAAGAAACTCACTAGTTGTTGACACAAGGGATAGTATGCTATACTGTCCAAATGTTTCTTTGGAGACATTTAATTTTATAAACTTTTATATAAGGAGAAAACTATGTCAAAAATATCTGGCACTGCATACTGGGCGAAAGTCCATCAACCACACTTTGATCAATACAATGAGCAAGGTATCTTTTCCATTGATGTTACAGTTGATGCAAAAACTAAGAAACAACTGCAAGATTTGGGTCTTGGTCCTCGTATTAAAAACAAAGGCGATGAGAGAAATGATTTCATTACAATTAAAAGAAAGTACACTCGTAAGGACGGTACAAAAAACTCTGCACCTCGTGTCGTAGATTCTAAAAGAACACCAATAAGTTCTGATGTTTTAATTGGTAATGGTTCATTGGTTAACGTAGCCTTTGATACTTATGACTATAATGTAGGAGGTAATAAAGGTGTTGGTGCATCTTTGACAGCCGTGCAAGTAGTTAAACTAGTTGAGTATAGTCCTTCTGAAAATTTAGATGAGTTTGAAGAGGAGTCTGGATATCAGACACCGGCACCTAAAGATCAGTTGGATGATGATAAGCTTCCATTCTAATGTCAAAAAAGAAGAGCATAGATACCCTTGTAAAAGATATTTATAAATTGTTTGATGAAGGCAACAAAAGGAAACCAACACCACACGATTTAAATAAATTTGCAGAGGGTATGAAAGATGCTGTTCTTACTTACTTAACAGAAAAACAATCTGGTAGCCGAGGTATTCGTATGTCGAGCCTCGGCAAACCAGATCGTCAATTATGGTATGAGTTATATAAACCAGAATTAAGAGAACATATGCCAGCTCATGCACGAATAAAATTTTTATATGGACATATGTTAGAAGCACTCTTATTGTTACTAGCTAAAACCGCAGGTCATTCTGTGACCGACGAACAGAGAACTTTAAAACTTGATGGAGTAATTGGGCATCAAGATGCTGTGATAGATGGAGTTGTTGTCGATGTTAAATCAGCATCACAGTTTGGTTTTAGAAAATTTAGGAACAATGATATTACACCAGAGACAGATGCCTTTGGGTATCTGCATCAGATTGCTGCATACTCAGAGGCTAACAACAATGACGAGGTAGCTTTTCTTGCCATCGATAAACAAAGCGGAGCACTAGCACTGTGTCGTCCAGATAAATCTGATATACCAAATGCACGAGAAAGAATTAAACATTTAAGAATTGTATTAAAAGATAAGAACAAACCACCACCAAGATGTTATGATGAAGAACCAGAGGGAACATCTGGTAATATGAAGTTGAGTATAGGGTGTTCATACTGTGCATATAAAAATGACTGTTGGTCTGATGCTAACGATGGAAAAGGACTACGAAAGTTTATTTACAGTAAAGGACCACGATGGTTAACCAAAGTGGTTAATGAACCAAATGTTTCAGAAGATATTCCGTGAGTGTACTGCGCAAAGAAAAAGGATTCTATAGATCTATCTTTGAAGCTACTGTTTGTGGTAAGCTTGATGAAGATAAGGTTGACTTTGAGTATGAGACATTAGTCATACCGTATGTTGTTCCAGAGATTAGGAAAACATATACTCCAGATATTATACTATCAAATGGTATTATAATAGAACTTAAAGGTCAGTTAACAAAAGAAGATAGAGCTAAACATCTATATATAAAACAACAGAGACCAGACTTAGATATTAGATTTGTATTACAGAATTCTAGAAATAAACTTTACAAAACTAGTAAAACAACTTATGGTGATTGGCTTAGTAATAATAATTTTATATGGGCAGATAGATTTGTGCCAGTAGAGTGGATAGATGAAAGACGAAAAGAAATCAACACAACAGACATATTCGTTAAACCCAAACCAAACCCGAATTGCTATAGACCCTACACTCGATACGATTACCGAGGTAAATAAAGAGGGAGAGAATGAAAGAGCATTGTTCAGAGCAGTTATCTACCAAGCCTTACTTGATGCCAGTAATGAAAATGAAAACGTTTCTAAAGAATCAATGCACGTTAGGGAAGAAGCTGTACGGTGGTTCAGTAAAAGTGTTGGTGTTACTGCTTCTTGGTTCGTTGATGTTTGTGATCTTGCTGGCCTTAATTATCAGCAAGTTCGTACTTTCGCTAGGAAACTTATTGATGACCCCAACAATACAGAGTTCCAAAGAAAGAGATTAAATGTTTTACTAAACATGACTCACAAAGAGGAGACAAAATGACAGACGATCTTGTAAACAGCCCACCCCACTATAAATATAATGATAAAGGTATTGAGTGTATCGAAGCCATCGAAGCTGCACTTACACCTGAAGAGTACCGTGGTTATCTTCGTGGACAAGTTATGAAGTACACGTGGAGATGTAATTATAAAGGTAAAAGGTTAGAAGACTTGCAAAAAGCTCGATGGTATTTAAATAGATATATTGAATTACTAGAAAAAGAATGATAGTATCTGATGTTCCGGTACTTGAAATAATCTGTTCACTGACTGCATGTGTATCAGTCTATTTGTATGGTAACGGATCACTGAAAGCACCACTGTTTGGTATTTGCTCACAACTTTTTTGGTGGGCATGGACAATACAAGAGGGTCTATACTTTATGATGGTGTTGAATGTGGTAATGACAATAACACATATTAGAAACATAATTAAAATGAAAGGGAGACGATGACGACTTTACCAACTGTTTATCAACAATTTATTCACAAGTCTAGATATGCTAGATGGCTACCCACTGAGAAGAGAAGAGAAGAATGGCACGAAACTGTATCTCGTTACTTTGATTTTTTCGAAAAACAAATTGAAAAGAATTGTAAGTACAAGATAGATAAGAAAACAAGAGAGTATCTTGAGAATAAAGTTTTGAACCTAGAGGTTATGCCCTCGATGAGAGCATTAATGACAGCTGGACCAGCCTTGGAAAAAGAAAACATAGCGGGGTATAATTGTTCTTATATACCTGTAGATCATCCTAAAGCTTTTGATGAAATACTTTACGTACTTATGTGCGGGACGGGAGTTGGTTTCAGTGTTGAAAAGAAATATACAGAACATCTGCCTAATGTGGCTGATGATTTCCACGATACAGAATCTGTGGTCGTGGTCAGGGATTCTAAACTTGGTTGGGCAAAAGCATTTCGGGAAGTCATTACACTATTGTATGCCGGGCAAATCCCAAGGTGGGATATTTCTAACGTGCGACCGGCAGGGGCACGACTTCACACTTTCGGCGGAAGAGCTTCGGGTCCTGCACCGCTCGTGGATCTCTTCAACTTTGCCAAAGAAACCTTTGTTAAAGCCAAGGGTAGAAAGCTCACCCCGTTAGAGTGTCACGACCTTGTTTGTAAAGTCGGAGAGATTGTTGTAGTTGGTGGTGTAAGGCGGTCAGCTATGATTAGTTTGTCTGATTTAAACGATAGAGATATGAGAGATGCCAAGTCGGGTGAGTGGTACAGAGTAGAAGCACAACGTGCGCTGTCTAATAATTCAGCAGTGTACGAAACAAAACCAGATAACATCGGTACATTTATGGAGGAGTGGTTAGCTCTATATAAATCAGGCAGTGGTGAACGAGGTATCTTTAATAGACAAGCATCAAAGACAGTTGCCGGCAGAAATAAAAGACGTGATGATAACTTTGAGTTTGGAACTAACCCGTGTTCAGAAATAATATTAAGACCATTTCAATTTTGTAATCTATCTGAAGTGGTTGTTCGTGAATCAGATAAAGAAGAAGATTTACTTGATAAGGTTGAAGCGGCAACCATACTTGGCACTATGCAGTCTACTCTTACCAATTTTAAATATCTTCGTAGGCAGTGGAGAGACACCACAGAAAAAGAGAGACTGCTCGGTGTGTCCTTAACCGGTATTATGGATCATAAAATATTATCTGGAAATATATACAACACTTCCATACTGACACAGCTATTAAAAAGCATGAAACAAAAAGCTATTGAAGTAAATAAAATATGGTCTAAAAGATTTGGTATTAATCAATCAACGGCTATTACCTGTGTTAAACCATCGGGCACTGTGTCTCAGTTAGTTAATGCTGCATCAGGTATACATGCTAGACATAACGATCACTATATTCGTAGAGTTAGGGGCGACAAGAAAGATCCACTAACTAAATTTTTACAAACACAAAATATTCCAACCGAAGATTGTGTTATGAAACCGGACTCAACTGCTGTGTTTTCGTTCGTTGAAAAAGCACCAAATGATTGTATAACTCGTAACCAACGATCAGCTATTGAACAACTAAATCATTGGCTAATATATGCACAACACTGGTGTGAACACAAACCAAGTGTAACGATATCAGTTAATGAAGATGAATGGTTAGGTGTAGCTGATTGGTGTTGGAGAAACTTTGATGACTTAAGTGGTATATCTTTTTTACCAAACTTCGGACACGTATATCAACAAGCACCTTACGAAGATATTGACAACGATACTTACAATAAGTTAAAAAAAGAACAGCCAGATGAAATAAGCTGGGGTGATTTAGCACTATATGAGCAAGATGACAATACAAAATCCTCCCAGACTCTTGCTTGTAGTGCTGGATCATGTGAGGTAGTTGATGTATAAAACTTTTGTAACCATACCCAAAGCTGTTCCTGAGAAATTTTGTGATGAGATGGTTAAAGAATCTTCAACGTACACCGAACATTTAGCCGGAGTTATGTGGAAAAAAGAAGCTGATCTTAAAAAAGATAGAAACTCAAAGGTAAGATTTTTTCCTCTTGATCATTGGATTGTGCCAAAGCTATGTGAGATTGCATCAAAAATAAATAAACAAGATTATTTATTTAATGTTACAAATTTACAATGCCCACAGTTTACTGAATACACAAAGGGACAACACTATCAATGGCATCGAGATATATATCCACCAGAAGTTGACGGTCCTTATCCCGGATTAATTAGAAAATTATCTATGATTGTAAACTTATCTAACTTTGAAGATTACAAGGGTGGTATATTACAAATTAAAAATATGGATGGAAAGATAGAACCGATTGAAGGATTTAAAGATAAGGGAGATATGATTATATTCCCATCTTTTTATTTACACAGAGTCAAAGCTGTGACCGAAGGTAAACGACACAGCTTAGTGTGCTGGTTTATGGGGCCACCATTTCAATAAATAATTTAGTTAGTCGACCGTGGGGACACTATCGAGTATTAAAATCTACTTCAAAGATAGTAATAAAAATATTACACGTGTATCCAGGCAAGGCAATGTCCGTTCAATACCATAAATATAGAAATGAGCACTGGAAAATCTTGGAAGGCGAAGCAACGACCCTCATAGATGACCACTGGTGGACATTTACACGTGGTCATAGGGTTTATATCCCCAAAAATACAATTCATTGTGTACGGGCTTCTAATGGCCATACAAGGATATTCGAAGTTTGGGAGGGTGAAAAACTAGATGAAAACGATATAATAAGGATAAGTCATGATTATAATGGTGATTGGGAGATATAATTATACTTGACCAAGCTACTAAATAATATATACTTTTAATTGAAACAACGTCGTCAAAAGAATCTCTAGGAGTGGGACTGTTTAACTGTAAGCTCCTAGAGATTTAACCCCTCAAATGTGATTTAGGTCCCAGTTGTTTTCGATGTCTAAGACCTGACTTCTTATATCTCCTCTTTGTTTTTTTTACCGGACTGTATTCTACTCTTTGAAATTTTTTTGCCATAATATTTTACCGGGTTTCTATAACCTAATAATTTGTTTTTGTTGTTTGGAAATTTTTCACCACTACAATCTTGCAGGGTTAGTATCTTAATCTGTTTCTCCAATCCCTCTGGTCTCCCCTTGGTGCCTGTATTTGTTTTTCACACACATGATTACTATGTGTTGTTATAATTATATTATCCTTGTCTGTGCACGTATAAAAGCATTTGACAGAATCTTCACCAAAAAAAGGCTCAACTCTTTTTTCTTTATCTAATCTACAAGTTACAAAGTATTGATTACGTTGATCGTATAGTCTACCGTTGGTAGCTACGACTGGATCGCAAAAAGAAAGAAGTAAGGGGAGCACTAAGGCTCCCACTACTATATTATTTTTCTGCACATGCATAGCTGTTGATCTCAAGACCGATTGCTATTTCTGTGATTACTGGTTTAGACCACATAGTCAACTCCATTCATTAGGTTTAATAAATAGTGCTGGTTGCCACCGAGTGACCGCAGCCCACTGATAATTATATATTACTTCTTCATATTCTCTCTTGCAACCCCTTTTGTCTTTTCCCAACTACGGAGTCCACCCATTCCTAATAAAGCAATGGTTAGAGAGATAAGTTCACCAGTATCTACAAAGTTTGGCATGTTTATTTCTGGTGCAAACAAAGCCGTGAACCAAGTCATTAACGGTAATATAAAAAAGTTTACAAACAAACCAATAGCACATACCCACATAATCGCAGGTCTTGCTCCAGCTACAAACATACTTGGATGTTTAGCTGCTTCAGTGTTAGCTTTAGCTTGTTCTTTAGCTAGAGCATTAGCATGTTTTTCTGACATCGTTGCAATGTCATGCGCTAGTCTAGCTTTCTGATCTTTGTCTTCTATAAATTTATCCAGCAGACCAGTGACTGGACCTATCAATGCTGTCAACATTACTCTGTCCCTTCTTCAAGTTTATCTAGTATAACATTCTTTAGTTGGTCCATCAAAACATAGGCCATATGTAAGTTAATACTACCGGCAAAGTAATCAACTAAAGGGCCTTTATCATCAAACAATACTGCTATAACCCCTGTAGCCTGATGTTTCTGCGCATCTTCTTTTATTCTGTCTAATTGGTCAGTAACTAATTTATTAAAGTGTTCTTTAGGCAATTGCTTTGCAGCTGCCGTTGTCATTACATATTCTGATTTATCTTTAAATAAATTTACAACAACATCTTTGTTATCATCTTTTTTGTCAGTCATTATTTAATAAATGTTTGTATGGTAAGCCATGAGCCATCTCGGTTATAGTCCATTGAGTGTAAGCAAGGTCGTTAAACAACTGTTGTCTGTCTTCCATCTTTGGGTTCTCAATATCTTTTATAGTGTGGGATGATATTGGATAAGCAAAGTTAAGAGGACTAGGTGTAATGACAGGGATGCCAGCAAGGAGACTATCCACAGCCCCTCCACTTGTAAACGAAACGGTCGCCCAACAATCTTCCAAATCCATTGCGATAGGGTTTTTGTGACCGAAGACCATGCTGACATCTTTTTGTTTTTCAACGAACTCTTCAAATTTAGATAAGTCATAAGATGATATTAACGGATGCATACGAACTCTAACAGGTCTGTCAGATATTTTTTTACACTTTATTATTTCATCTTGTAACCATTTAAGAATATCAACATCGGCTGTCGCTGCATCTCCCGGCAACTGCATAAGAAACATTAT